CATCTAAGCAGTACCACTTCGTCAAGTTGGCTTCGGCCACGACGGTGAATGTGTGTACGGCGACTACTGACAGGGCCATTGGCATTCTTCAGAACAACCCGACGTCAGGCCAGCAGGCGATCGTTCAGATCTTCGGGATCTCAAAGGTCGTCGCTGACGGCACCATCGCTTTCAACAATGTGATCGGCACCAGCGCCGACTCACAGGCTGACGCAATAGTGCCCGGAACAGATACGAGCGTCGTGACGCTCGGCATAGCCATTCAGGCTGCCTCCGCTTCCGAGACGTTCACGATGTTCCTCAATCCGACTTCGTGTCGTGCGGCTTAGGGAGGACTGACACATGCCAAATCCAACCTCAACCGACGTTCATGTTGATGCGATTTTGACCAATATGAGCGTTGCCTATCTCCAAGAGGCTTACGCCTTCGTCGCAGGCCGGGCGTTTCCGACCGTCAATGTGTTGAAGCAGACTGACAAGTATTTCACGTACTCGCAGGCTGACTTCTTCCGTGACCAGGTCCAGCGCCGAGCCGACGGCACCGAGTCCGCTGGTACGGGCTACTCACTCAGCACGGCTACTTATGCGTGCGAGGTGTATGCCCTCCACAAGGACATTGGTGACCAGACGAGGGCCAACGCGGATGTTCCGCTGAATATGGACATGGACACAACCAGGTTCCTGTCTCAGCAGATGTTGATCCGTCAGGAAGTCCAGTGGGCAGCCGATGCCTTCACGACCGGCGTTTGGGGAACCGACGCGACGCCTAGTCCTCTTTGGGACGCGGCTTCGTCAACCCCGATTGCCGACATCGAGACGGCCAAGAACACGGTGCTGACCAATACCGGTTATGTCCCGAACACGGTCATTATGTCCTACAAGGTCTTCTCGGCCTTGGTGGACAACAGTGACATCGTGGACCGGATCAAATACACATCACAGGAGTCGGTGACCGAGGAGCTACTCGCCCGACTGTTTGGTGTGGACCGGGTGCTGGTCATGGCTTCCACCTACAACACAGCCGCCGAAGGTGCCACCGCGTCTTACAGCCAGATTGGCGACAAAGACGTTCTGGTGTGCTACACGCCTTCCAGCCCTGGCCTCATGGTCCCCTCCGCGGGGTACAACATGGTCTGGACCGGCGTTTCGGCGGGACTGGGCACCGGGGCGGCGGTTAGCCGTTACCGGATCGAGGAGCGCAAGGCAGACCGCATCGAGATTGAAGCCGCTTTCGACTTCAAGATCGTTTCGTCAGCCCTGGGTTACTTCCTCTCCAACGTGACCTCGTAGGCATCGACTAACCTCACCACCAACGGGTAACACGGCGCATCGAGCCGGGGTCGGGTTCACCCCCGGCCCCGGCTTGACGCAGTTAGGAGCAGGACATGGCACGACCACCAGCAGGCGGGATAGCGACCACCACAGCCCTCACCGGGTCCGACCAAGGCGTGCTAACCGGAGGCGGTGTGTTCTACGGCGGCTGTTTCTATGAGACAGCCGCGGATACCGCCACGGCAACCGTCTACGACGGCACCTCCGCATCGGGCACGGTCATCGCCTACATTTCTCTGGCTTCGGGTGGGGTGACCAACCTGTCAATCCCCAACGGCGTTCAGGTCATCTCCGGTATCTACGTTGACGTCGGAGGCTCAGGCACCGTGGCCGGGTCGATCTTCTCCACCTCGTAGCAATGACCTGGACCTACTCGGGCGACCCGGCGACCAACGCCCGTGACGCGATCCGGTTCCTGTCCGGGGACACCGACACGAACGACCAGTTGATCAACGACGAAGAGATCGCGTGGATCAACAACCAGCTCACCGGGTCCGACACCGCCACGACAGCTCTTTACAACGCGGCGTACCGGGTGTGTATCACTATCGCGTCCAAGTTCTCCCGCCTCGCCGACCAAGCAGTTGGCGACATGCGGGTGGACATGAGCCAGAAAGCCAAGGCTTACCGGGACCAAGCGGACTGGTTGCTCCAGTTGGCGGGCCGGGAGGGAAGCGTCCCGACACCGTATGCCGGCGGCATCACCCTGACCGACAAGGAAATCGACTGGGACAATACCAATCTGGTTCGGCCTGGGTTCTACAAAGGGCAGTTTGACGACAAGCGGGACGGCAACGCATCGACCGACCTTCGACCGTTGTGGGCTGGGGCTGATACCTAATGGCCGCCCCGTCGGCACAGTTCCTCACCGACTTGAAGGTGAACATGACACCGGACACGGTGGACATCCGTACCACCTCGACGGTCAACAACTACGGAGAACGCGCGTTCACCGGGGGTGCCACCACATACGACGCCTACATCCGGCGGGCCAACGAAGCCGACCGGGACGAGGACGAACTGACCAAGATTGCCTGGGTGGTTTACATCCCCGACTCGTCGCTGACCCTCAACGTGGAAGATCAGATCACCTTGCCGTCACCGGTTAGCGGCACCCGCCCGTTGGTCAAGGTGCGCACCGCCAAAGACCCGCTGGGCCAGGTGGCGGTCGTGGCCTACGTCGGAAACAAATGACATGCCCGCCAAGATCGAAGGCTTGGACAACCTGCGGCTCGTATTGAAGAGCACCGACCCCAAGGTCAAACTGGTGGTCAGCACCGTTCTCGATCAGGTCGCCAGAGACATCGGCGACCGATCCCAATCCCTTGTCCCGTTCGACACCGGTCAACTCCACGACTCGCTGACCATTCAACGGGTAGACACCCCAAGAGCGATAGTCAAGGTCGTCGGGTACGGCGGCAAGGCTTCGTCCTACGCCCTCATCCAGCATGAGAACGAAGAGTTCTGGCACCCGCCGAAGCCACCGGGCAAATCCAAGGTTGGTGGTCATTCGGGAACCGGGCCGGGTATCCCAGGTCAGACCAGAGGTGCCAAGTATTTGGAGAAGCCAGCGTTACAGCAACAACGAACGCTAGGCAGACGACTGATCACAGCACTCAACGCGGCGTTCTGATGGCTGTCCTAGACGACCTGGGTGCGTTCATGGTCACCAATGTGACCGACACATCCCTGACGTTGGGCACCAACCTGTTTCTGGGTCGTATGCCCACCGACCCGGATACCTGTGTCGCCATCTACGAAACGGGCGGCTCCGACCCAACTGATGTGTTCGGCAGCAACTCAGCCCCACCTATCGAGAACGCCGGGGTGATGTGCCACACCAGAGCTGCGGCCTACTCGGACTGTCAGTCGTTGGCGGTCGACATAATGAAGACGTTGTCCAAGGTCATCAACGAAACACTCACCTCGACCTATTACTACAAGGTCGAACCCATCCAGTCGCCGTTCGGGTTGGACCGCGACGACCAGGACCGGATGGTGTTTTCCTGTAACTTCTCGGTGGCGAAGGCGCTGTGAAGTGGCCGACGCCTACGGCGAGGGGCAAGCGCCTCTAGTTAGGCAAACCCTGTTCCATGTCCGCTGCGTGGGGTGCGACAAACTACTAGCCGAGATGGTTTCAACGCCGTACCGGTTGCGATGCCCCAGGTGTAAACGGATGAACCACGCCGGGGTTCCAGGTCAGGAAGGCTCGTCGCTGGGTGAGGAAAAGGTTTCAGGGAACTCGAACACCTCGGCCTGAGCCGCGAGCGGGATCGGCACCTCAATATCGGACAGGGTCAGCGGCACTTCGCCGATGTCGAGCAGCATGATCCCGGTGCCACCGATCCAAGGTGTTTCAACTGCGCCCATCGTGGTCAGGACCAAGGGCATCAGTTCTTCTTCTTCGGTGCGGTTCATGTCCGCAACCACGAACGTCAACCTCCGGTAGATCGTCAACTGTCCACCACTTCAACCAAGGTTATTTCGGTGTCTTCGATCACGTTGTTGACCAGGTCTTCGAGTTCTTCCCAAACCTGTTCGTCAGTCCAGGTTTCAGGGGTGTCGATAACCACCGTCAGTTGAACCTGTTTCATAGTTGTTGACCCAGGTTGGGTCGTCCTAGCGCTTCACGAATCGCGTTGGCGACCTGTCCAATGACCAGTTCGGGTACACCCCGCCCGAACTTCTCGGCGACGTAGCGGGTGGTGAGGGTTCCGTGCTTGGCCATGACATAGGTGCGGCCGCAGGTGTCGCCGGGTACCCAAACGGTGACCACGGCGTAGTTCTCGGGGGTGCCGCCTCCCATGAAACCGTCGTGGGGCAGTTCGGAGATCAGCACCGAATACTTCCAACCATCACCGGGTTGAAGTTCGTAGGTGTAGGGAAGGTGACCGTTTGAGCTGCTCACCGGTTGTCCACTATGCCGTTGATCGTGTTGAGTATCCGGGCGGTGGACTCCAAGACGTAGTCGTTCACCAGGCGGTCGGCCTCGGCCCGACTGAGTTGTTCGTCCTGTTGGATGTCGGCATCGCCTTGAAGCCCGCAAACGCATTCCAACCGTTCGCCGTCAAAGCAGATGTTCTTGTGGCTCATCCGAAGTCCTCCTCGTCTGCCCAATCATACGGGCCTAGTGGGTCAGGGTCGGAGCAGCGGCCCCGCAACCACCAGCCAAACCCAACGAGGGCAAGCGGGCCGATAATGAACTGCCACAACGGGTTGGTCATGTAGAACAGGGCGATAGTCACTTTGCCTCCTGTTGGTCGCAACTTTCACAGGTCGGGACGTAGGTGACCCGGTGCTCGGGTGGGCAGGTCGTCAACTGGGCCTCGTACTCGTCCTGAGTAGCGGGGAACGGTTGACTGTTCGTCCACTCCTGCGACGGGTACCACGACGGTTCAAGATCGGTCTTGGTGAGCTTTCGCCAGACCGTGATCGGTGTTTCGATCTTTCGCAGCCTCGGGTTGTCCTCCAAAGCGCAGGTGGCGTACATGCCAAGGTGATCACGGCAGGCGACCGCGCCGCCCAGGTCTGACCACAGTTGAGTCTTGGTGCCGGTCATTGGCCGACCTTTATCGTGATGCTTCGGTCCCCGTGGTCGGTGACGGTGCCGTCGGCGTTCAGAACCTGATCGCCGTCGCCTTGGCCGTTGTCGACGGTGTGGTAGCAGGCTTTACAGGTCAACTCTTGACCGCCCGTGCCATCGTCCATGTAGGTGGACACAGCAGCGCAGCAGTCGGTCAGGCGCATCCCAGCGAAGATGTCATCTTCGCGAGTGGCAAAGGCGAAGACGACTTTGATCTTTCGGTAGTACCGGACTGACCCGTCATCTTGGATGACCTGGTGGGCTTCAGCCTTGTAACCGGCGACCTGTTCGGGTGTGGCTTCCATGATGGGCGCTCCTCTCTCGACGGTGGCGACTGTCGCCTGTGTCGTGTATCCCATCGTCCCCGCCGGGAACTCGCATCCCGGTGTCTGCTGGTCGGGGGAGTTTCCGGTCAGGCGACCTCGCGGGTCAGCAGGCTGGTCGGGCAGTTCACGGGATCGCCCGCGTACCAGTTCTTGAAGTCCTCTTGGAGAGTGACTTCGGCCTTGGTGCGGTTCACCTTTTCGAGTGTGACCTTCACGGTGAAGCCACCTTCGTTGAGGATAAGCGTGTCGCCCTTCCTCGCTCCGATAATGCCCTTCTTGGAAAGGCGGGCTTCTTCTCGTTTGGCCCAGCGCGAGATGTTCATCAGATCCTCGGATGTGAAGTCTTCGCGCTTCAATGCGGCGATGAAGTCGTCGCAGGTCATCTTCGTTGTTTCGGTATCCATGATGGTTGCCTCCTCGTGGTTGTTGTGTCCCATCACGAACCACGATACACGACCCACCTAGCCGGGGCAAGGTTGACGGGTTCAGTACCCCACCTGGGCGGTTTCACGCGGTCCAAGTAAACGACCTGTGCGACTGCTACCATCCGGGCACCAATAGTGACCCAGTGTCCGGGTGCCCGCGTGGCCGGTGACACGGCCCCGCTGCGCCCGACAGGAGGCGAGCGGATGCCGAAGTATGTAGTCACCGGGGGAGCAGACGGCCAGTCCGGTATCGAGGTCGGTGGTAAGCGGTACGAACCAGGTGAGACAGTCGAGCTACCCAGCGGAAAGAAAGACTGGCGCATCGAAGCCGGTTACCTGGCTCTGGCCTCCACCTACAAGACCCAACGCACCCGCGACGACAACGGTCACTTTGTGGCCGACGACCCGGCGACGCCGGAGAACGAAGCGTTCGAGCCGGTGCCGGAACCGGAGCCGAAGCCAGCACCGAAGAAGACCGGAGGTAAGTAATGCCCACGTTCGTACACGGCAAGGGAACCAAGGTCTACCTCGACGAGTTCGACCTGACGACGTACTTCAACTCGGCTGATGTAACCCTTACAACCGAGACAGCAGAGGTAACAGCGTTCGCAGCCTCCAGCAAAGCCTACATTTTGGGGCTGGCTGACGGAACACTGTCGTTGAGCGGTATGTGGTC